TCTGGAAGTGGATGCGCCGACCGATGAAGTCCGCGACCATTTGCGACGCGCCGGTGATCGCGTCCTCCAGCAGGGCATCCGCCGACGAGTCGGTGATCCTGAGCTGAGCTTTCAACTTGGCGAGGGTCGTCAGGGCAGACTCAGGCAGGGGCATCGTTTACTCGTCGTCGTTGGGCCAGTTGGCCGGGTTGCTGGCCATCACACGGGCGAGGGCGAGGTTGGCGGCGGCACCGATGTCGTAGAGGTCTTGCGCCAGCGCCTCTCTCTCGTCGAGGTCAAGCGGTGGCGAGGTCCGTGGACGCGTCGTCACCGCCATCTTCTCGCACACTGGTGATGTCCTCCGCCGCAAAGGCCGTTTCGTCAGCCAAGCGGGCTTTGCCCTCGGCGACGAGGCGGAAGGCAAGGGCAGGGCGTTCGCCGAAGCGCTCCCCATTCTGCACGCCGTCGAGCTGGGCGGCGGCGAACATCTCGACGTAGCCGCCGCTGTTGACCTTGGCGCGGCGTGCGCTGCCGGTGTGGTCAACGAAGTCGACGACGTTGGACGGGCGCACGACCTCGGCGATCGCGGTCACGACACGAGCGAAGGCGGAGGGCTCAGCAGCGGCGGCGGCACCGTCGACCACGGGGGTGTCGGTGGGGTCGAGCACATCGGAATCGGTCTTTTTTTTGGCCATTGGGATCTCCTTTGGCCACCGTAACAGGAAAGGGCGCGCCGTCGGAATGACGTGCGCGCCCTTTCTCGAACCTCAAGGGTCAGCCTGGCTCAGACGGCGGGCAGGTCGTCAGCACCACCGAGCACGACGATCGACGCCGACGGGAACGCAGGGCTGGTGCCGCCCGTGAACGCGTTGGTTTCGACGGTGCGGATGAAGCGCTTGACGCCGGCAAGGTTGACGTCGAGGCGGCGGACCTCGGCGGTGGCCGTGGTCTTCTGGGGAAGGGCCGCGCCGCTGACGTCGGTCCAGCCGGTGCTGCCGTCATCGGACTCTTGGAGCTTGAGGTCGTGCGTCTGCGTCGACGGGGTGCCGGTGGCAGCGCCGACCGCGTCAATCAGCACGAGCGACAAGAAGCTGGAGCGGTCGATGGCTGCACCGTTCCGGCTGCCTGCGGCCTGCGAGAGGTTGGGAGTGCCCTGACGAGTGGCGACGTAGGCGCCGATGTTGTTGCGCGATGCGTGGGACATGTGCGGGCTCCTGAGAGCGGAAGGTGAAGGCGAGGGTGAAGGGAAAGGCGAAGGGCAGGGCGAGGCCGAAGCCCCACCCTGCCCCGGTTGCTCAGGCGATCGTGACGCCGGTCAGCACGCTGATCTCGTTGCCGTCCTGGCGGCTGACGATGTCCGCCGACTGGATGAGGCGAACAACGGTCTGGTCCTGCGAGAACGCCGCCACGACCTGCGATCCGTCGTGGTAGGCGACACCGTCACGAGCCTCGACGCGCAGGCCGTCGTCGCCCACACCTTCGGCGAAGATCTGGTGGATCATGTCGACCAGATACAGCTCGGAGTCGCTGCCGCCGCCGAGGTTGGTGGGGATGCTCTGGGTGACGCCGAAAGGCTTGCCCTGGAACTCGCCACGGCTCATCTCGTCGGCCCACACGAGGTTGTTGTTGCCGTCGCGGGCAGCCATCAGGCCCCAGCGGGTGCGCGGCGCCATCATCCAGTACGGGCGCACGAACTTCATCTTCGCGTCTTCAAGCAGGCGCTGCATCTTGGCCGTGTCGGTCGTGATGGCCGCGACGCTGGTGCCGGTCTGAGCGAAGACGTTGGCCGCAGCCGCCATCTGGCGCAGGCCCTTGGGCTGGTGGACCGAGCCGGTGCCCCGGATCGCAGCCGTGTCGATGAGCACCGAGGCGTTCGCCACGAGGTCATCGCGCACAAGGGTTTCCACGGCCATCGGGCTGTGGCGGATGAGGCGGTTGGCGATCGGCACGAGCACGCCGAGGTACTTCAGATCGACCTTGACCTGACCAAAGGTCGGGGCCGACTTCGGCACGTTCGCGTTCTCGCCGATCCAGCCGCCCATCGCGCCGGTCGCGATCTTCGGGAGGGTCAGGTTGCCACCGGGGGCATCGAGACGCATCGGGTTGCCCTGGAGGTAGACCGTCGAGGCGTACAGCAGCTCGATGTAGTCCTCCACCATGACCTCGGGGATCGTGGCGCCACCCGCCGAGATCGTCGACTCACCGAGGGTACGGATCACGACGGGGTCGGCGCCGTGCTCCTTGGCGATGCGGTACGCCTTCTGCGGGTCGCCCTGGGCCATCGCCATGTAGGCCAGGAACCCGGAGATCCGGAGGCCCACGGGGCTGTCGTTGCCGAGGGTCGGCACGCCGGAGGCCGCGCCACGGGTGCGCTGGCCGCGCATCTCGGTGAACTGGCGCTTGCGGAAGGCGCCGGTGTTGCGGACAGCGCGGCCATCTTCGTCGCGCACGGTGCCGTCGCGGCTGTCGATGCGATCGCGGCGGACCTCTTCGTTGGTCCGGGCGCGGCGCTCCATACCCTCACGGTGGGCGCCGTTGTCGAGGGCCATCAGGTCGTAGTCGCGCTGGGTGTAGCGCTGCGAGCGGTCCGAGGTGTGGACAGCCGGGGCGCCACGGCGGGCGGCGGCGCGCTGTTCGAGCACGCGCTGGGTGGCGTCAGCGAGGGCGGTGGGGCTGATGCCCGACCGGGAAGCCGGGGCCGAGGCGTTGCGGGTCGGGGGGACGGTGCGGCGGTGCATGGTTTCTCTCCTTGAGCGAGGGCGGACCCTCTGGGGCGTTGTCGAGGGGGGACAGGGTTGGGTTCAGGGCAGACGGCCGAGGGTTTCCAGCTCCAGATCCTCGACCAGATCCGCCGCAACGTTGGCGGCTTCCATCAGGTCATCGTGGCCCGGAGCGCGGCGGCTGTCGAGAGCGCCGGAACGCTGGCGGCGGGCCAGCTCCCGCTCCAAGACAGCGGTGCTGATCTTCTCCAGCTTGGGGCCGCTCTCCTTGCCGAAAGCATCGCCGTCGTCTTCGCCCATGCCTTCGCCTTCAGCGGGTTCGCCCTCGGCGCTGCCCTCGTCTTCGGCTTCGGGCTCGACGACCACGAAGTCCACGGCGGCGCGCTGGGTGCCGCAATCGGGGCACATCAGCATCACCTCGGGTTCTTCGGGCATGTCGCCCTCGGCGCGGGCGGCATCACCGGTGCCGTCGTCTTCGGGGTGGGCGTCTTCGTCGTCGGCGTACGCTTCCGGGTTGGCCACGTTGTCGTCGGCGGCAACCGGAGCACGGACCGGCGTGAGCTGGAAGCTGCCGAGGGCGCCGAGGTCGACGATCACGCGGGTGCCCGTCGCCGCACGCTTGAGTGCGACCAGCTCACGGCGCGGGACAAACAGGCTGTCCGTGTTTTCGATCGCGCGCTCCAACAGCTCGTCGACATCGCGGCGGGTGATCCCGTGCTTGGCGAGGCGGGCACCATCGACGAGGCAATCGGGGTTCGCCGGAACCGCGCACCACGAGTACTCACGCAGGCGCTGCCGGGTGAAGTCGATGGGGGCAAACCAGCTGTCGCCGGTGTCGCGATCCTCGGCGATCTCGAACTCCAGCGGCTCGAAGCCCACCGACGTCGTGCGGAGGATGCCGGCCTGAACGAACCGGGCGATCTTCGCACCGAAGGGATCCAGCTCTTCGCTCACGAAGCGGGTCACGCCGATGAGCGCGCCTGCCGCACCGTCGACGCCTGCGCGGGTGTGCACGCCGATGTCGCGACCGACAGGCACCCCGCTCTGATCGTGGGCGTAGAGCACGACCGGGTTGCGCTGGAAGTCGCTCACGTCCCAGCCGTCAACGGCCAACGTCGAGTCGTAGCTGTCGACGCGCTCGTTGGAGATCGTGACCTTGGCCACGACGTCGCCGAGGCCCGTGGCGTCTGCCTCAACGGCAGCTTCGCGGACCTCCTTGGGTGCGTCGCGCAGCAGGGCGGCGATCTGGTCGCGGGCCTTGCCGGCGTCGCGGCTGAGGGTGACCACGTCGGTGGCGCGACCGGGCAGCTCCAGCGTGGCCCCCTTGGTCGGCTTCCGCGTCCACTGCGCGAACGGGTCACGACGGATGTCGCGGGTCTGGGTGGCGGTGCGGTTGTTGCGGCGGTGCATGTCGATCCTCCAAGTGGGGCCATCAGGCCAGGGCGTCTGTGAGGGCAGCCAGCACGGCGACCTCCTGAGCGTCGAACCCGTCGCGTGCCGCCTTGGCAATGCGACTGTCCCACGGGCGCAGCGTTTCGTCAGCAGCCCTCCACGCTGCCGCTCGCTGCTCCGCCGTGCTGTTGGGGGTCAGGAGGGCCACGCCGCTCACGCCGCGTGTGGCCAGCTTGGCAGCCAACTCGGAGTCTTCGATCACGCTGCCGACGACGCAGCGGCAGTTGATGTCGAGGGCACCGATCCGGAATCCACCGGGCTGCTGAGCCTTGGCCCCTTGGTACTGGCCAGACGGCACGCTGAAAGCCTCGTCAAGTTCACGGCGCTGGCCGTCGAGGGACAGGTGGGCGTCGCGGGTGCGCCCGTCCTGGGTGGCGATCCACTCCTTTTTCATCGTGATGCCGGACTGCTTGAGCGCTTCCACCCCGGCGTACTGCGAGTGCACGATCGACTCGGTTTCCGCGATGACCTGCGAGCGCACGACGCGTGCCCGCTCGAACACCTTGCCGATCGCGCTGACGTAGTCGTCGATCTCGCCACCGTCGCGGTTGACCTGCTCGATGGCGGCGCGCACCTCTTCTCGCGTCGTCGTGTTGATGAGCTTCTGAATCCGCTCCGTCGCCAGAGCGCGCATGTGACCGCGAACGCTGGCGCTGTCGCCATCGAAGGTGCCGGCGTCCTGCTCCACGAGGTCACCGACAACGTTCAGCGTCTCCTGCCCCCACGCGTCGATGAGGCGACCGATCACCGGGCCCATCTGGTCGTACATGGCGCGCACGCTCACTTCGTTGACGATGCGCTTGATGGCGTCGAGCGGCACGCTGCGTTTCTGCGTCGCGGTGTTCATCAGGAGGTCGGCAGCGGTCTGGGGCGCATCCTCCGCCGCAGGCGCTTCCGGTGCGGGTGCTGGAAGCGCCTGCGGCGGAGGATGCGCCCCAGACC